AATGGATCCAGACATGGAAGAATTACCAACAGATTATACTGCTGGTGTAGACTTCCGTTTAAACAAAACTAGTAAAGGTGGTTATGCAGACTACGGCACAAGTAATTGGGCACGTAGAGATCGTCCATTGAACGATGAAGAAATGGCTGCAATTAACACACACGGTTTGTTTAACTTGTCAGACTTCCTTCCTAAGAAGCCAGACGCAACTGCTGTAAAAGTAATGCAAGAGATGTTTGAAGCGTCAGTAGACGGTGAAGCATACGATGCAGATCGTTGGAGTCAGTACTTCCGTCCAAGTGGCATGCAAGCACGTACAGGCGACCCACAAAAAGCAGCAAGTGCAGGCGCAACTGCAACTAGCCAAAGTGCTCCAGCAGTAGAAGCAGCACCTTTTGAAGCAGATGTTAAAGTAGCTGAAGCAGCTATTGCGGCACCAGCGGCAGAGGCGGCACCAGCGGCCGGCGGCGGCGCAAGCGACATTCTAGCAATGATCCGCTCACGTCAGGCGTAACTACCTGCAAAGTAGGGGAGTAACTTCCCCTACTTATTACAGCTTTAATAGGAGAATTTAATGGCTAAGTCATTTGACGTTAGTAAGTTCCGCAAGGACTTGACTAAAAGTATCTCAGGCATGAGTACTGGATTTAACGATCCTACTGATTGGATCAGTACAGGATCATATGCACTAAACTATCTTATCTCAGGAGACTTTCACAAAGGTGTTCCACTAGGTAAGGTTACTGTGTTTGCAGGTGAATCAGGAGCAGGTAAGAGTTATTTCTGCGCTGGCAACATTGTAAAACACGCACAGGATCAAGACATCTTTGTAGTACTAATTGACACAGAGAATGCACTTGACGAGAGCTGGTTGCAGGCATTGCAAGTAGACACAAGCCCAGAGAAGTTGCTCAAGCTAAACATGTCAATGATTGATGATGTAGCAAAAACTATCTCAACATTTGTTAATGACTATCGTGCAATGGATGAAGCAGATCGTCCTAAAGTATTGTTTGTAGTTGATTCGTTGGGTATGTTGCTAACACCTACTGACGTTGATCAGTTTAACAAAGGTGATATGAAAGGTGATATGGGTCGTAAGCCTAAGGCATTGACTTCACTTGTTCGTAACACAGTTAACATGATTGGCTCATTGAACGTTGGACTAGTATGTACTAACCACACATACGCATCGCAAGATATGTTTGACCCAGATGATAAAATTAGTGGTGGCGCAGGCTTTATCTATGCATCAAGTATTGTTGTTGCAATGAAAAAGATGAAGTTAAAAGAAGACGAAGACGGTAATAAGATCTCAGAAGTTATGGGTATACGTGCTGGTTGTAAAGTAATGAAGACTCGTTATGCAAAACCGTTTGAAGGTGTGCAAGTGAAGATTCCTTATGAAACTGGTATGAATCCTTATAGCGGGCTAGTTGAATTGTTTGAGAAGAAGAACTTGTTAGTTAAGCAAGGTAATCGACTCAGGTATACTAATCTAGCAGGCGATGAAATTTTGAGCAGTCGCAAGGCATGGATGATTGGCGGCAAACTTGATCAGATCATGATGGAATATAACGAGAAGATGAAGCCTGTGGTAAATACCGATAAAGTTAACTTAGAAGAAGCAACCGACGATCAAATTGAGGAAGCAACTGCAAATGAATGAAGAACACATCAGTGACATCTGGACGATGTTTAAAGAGTATGTAGACAAGAAGCAAATGGAACTAGTAGCTGAAAAGTTTGTTGATCTATTAGCAGACTATGGTGTCAGTGATGAGACTTTCAAAGAAGTCATCGGCACTGATGCTCCTTTAGATGACGCTATCAGCTACTATCTAGACTTGGACAATGTCGATGACGACGAAGAAGAGTGGGATGAGTAATGGGATGGTATAGCGAAGTATCGCGAGACATATCTAAGATACCGAGTGCTGTACAGTTCTTTGAAGATGAGCTGATACAAGGTCGACTTGATGTAAAGCTCAAAGGCAATGTTGAACGTGCCGCGGCAGAAATGCCCGGTATCGTTGAACAACGTTTTAATCAGCTTCAAGAGATTGAAGCAATCCTACACTACTTAAATATTGAGCTACGTAGGTTGCGTAGCTCATATTTTAAGAAATATCTCGAAAACTATCAACGTGCTCTGAGTAGTCGTGATGTAGAAAAATATGTCGACGGCGAAGCAGATGTAGTTGACTACGAAAAGATTATTAATGAGTTTGCACTGTTGCGCAACAAATGGTTAGGCTTACTTAAAGGTCTTGACTCAAAGGGTTTCTCTATCAATAATGTAATTAAACTGCGGTGTGCAGGAATGGAAGATGCATCAGTATAATATTCTTATAGGATGTGACCAATCATATTACGATGATTGGGCAGTTACACTGTTAAAAAGTATTCAACGCCACAATCCGCATATAGTATTGCATTGCCATATTGTAAATCCTACTAAACATAACGTTTTATCTTCAGTAAGTATCACAACCGAAGATAAAACTTTTTCTAGTGTTGAGAGTAAAATATCATACTTGCAGAGTGTTAGATTTTTAGCCGTAGCAAATAAATTTTCAAAAAATGAAAATGTAATAACGCTTGACGCAGATAGCATTTGTACTCGTGCAATATCTAAATCTGAATTAGAGTTGTTATTTAAAAATCAATATGTTTTAAAACATCATAAAGATAACAGATGGCTAGCTGGATTTATTGCATTTTTAGATAATGGATTTCGACAAGAATATGCAGCAGAATTGCAATCTAACTCTGTAGACACTTGGCTATGGGGAAGAGATCAAACAGTGTTAAATGCACTTGCGCAAAACTATGATTTTTGCACTCTTAGTAAAACTTGGATGAGTATTGGAAAAATTAGACAACATAGTGCATTTTTAACACTTAAAGGAGAACAAAAAGTGTCTAGTAGATATCTTGAAAATTATAAGAAATACTTAACATGATTACAGTTTATTGGTCAAATAGATATCCTAACTTTGGAGACATTTTAACTCCTTTTGTATTAAATTATTATAATATAGCACATACTATGAGTTCAAATCCAGAGACTAGTGATGCAATGTGTATTGGGTCTATTATACAACGGTCGACTAATAATATGATTGTATTAGGAAGCGGAGTTATGCATAGTAAACATAAATTAAATCCAGATGCTGATTATAGATTTGTTCGTGGGCCATTAACAAGAGAAAAGATATTAAGTGCAGGCGGCTTGTGTCCAAAAATATACGGAGATCCCGCATTACTACTGCCATTATTTTGTAATGAAAGTAAAAAAGAATACGATATTGGAATAGTTCCGCATTATGTAGATTATGATGAAATGAAGCTACAGTATCCAGAATACAATATTATTAATTTAAAAAATCATAATCCTTTAGAAGTTGCTAAAGAAATTACTAAATGTAGACAAATTATTTCTTCATCGTTGCATGGCATCATAGCAGCTCATGCATACGGTATTCCTGCTGCTTGGATTAAATTTTCTAATAAAGTAAAAGGAAATGATATAAAATTTAAAGATTATTTTGCATCGGTTAATGTTGATACACATATTACATCTATATTAGATAACGTAAAATTTAGCACTGGTATATTACCCGATTTAAATAAGATCGAAGAAAAGTTTAAGGAGTTACTATGAACTTAAAAGCAAAAGGATGTAGTACACCTGCACCTAATTTATTACAATTTAGATTATTAAAGTATGCATTAGAAGAATACAGTATTAATATTGAAAAATTAGATCCACTAGTTGATCATAGGAACGGTATTATAGATCTACAAGGAGTACAAATTGGGATTAAGTATCCTAAAGAATACTTAAATCATATATCATTATTAAATCATAAAAAACTATATGATTATTGCTTTGTAGGGCATTTTGAGTCTTTTGGCCGGCAACAGAGTTTAGAACCATTTATAGAAAAAAACAGTTATATTAAACATTCTACTGTCGGTAGGCAAAAAGAAAAATATGATTTTGATACACAATACTACCAAATAATTTGTAATTCTAAATTTGGTCTTGTTCCTAATCATGTTGATGCAAAGCGTCCTAAAAAATGGCAACACCCAAATGCATGGAGTTACAGATTTATAGAAACAATTATTTGTAATACAGTTCCAGTATTATTTTGCGAAAGTCCTCTAGGAAGTAATTGGATCAATGGATTTAAATTTTTATGGAACAACTCTAAATTTGATATTAACGACACTGAGTATCGAGATATAATTAAACATAATACTGCACTAGCAAATAGTCGCTATTTTCTTACACTTGACGAGCTCACTCAAATACAAAATTTATTGTAAACTGCATATATAAATATCTATATGAATAAAGTAGTATTAACCACCGGCGGATTTGATCCTCTACACAGCGGACACATTGCCTATTTCAAAGCAGCACGAGAACTTGGAGATCATCTAGTAGTTGGTGTTAACTCAGATGAATGGCTAACTAGAAAGAAAGGCAGACCATTTATGCCTTTCGAAGAACGTTGTGCAATCATTAAAGAACTATCGTGTGTTGACGAAGTTATTGGATTTAACGACAGTGACGATACAGCAATAAGTGCTATAGGTCAAGTACTAGCAACCAAAGGTACAGGTTGGCGTGTTGTGTTTGCTAAT